AGCAGCCCCGCACCTGGCCAGACGTAGAGCCCGTTCTCGGTGGTGTCGGTCTGCCTGGGCAGCATCACGAGGTTGTCGGCGACCAGGGTCTCGCCGTCCCACACAGCGGCGCCGGCTGCGGGAGCGCTGGAAATGTCCACGTCGCCCTGCGCTGCTACGCGGGCGACGAGGGCTACGCGGGCGGCGGTGGTTGGCTGCCTGCGGGGCATCACGCACCCCCGAGGGCCATGATCACCGTGCAGACCTTGCTGGCGCCCTGCTGCGCTCGGACGAACACCGAGGTGATCTGGTTGAGGCCTGCCCACTCAGTGCGCGGCGGCGGGTTGATCGGAAGGACGTAGGATCCGCCCGCGGCCAGCTCGGTGTAGTGGCCCCCGAGGGCGCCGCCGTGCGTCGGGGTGACAATCGTGCCGCCCCCCGCGCTGCCGGCGAACCCGATGTAGACGTCGTCGGTGGCGTGGAACTCCACCCGAGTGGTCCAGGGCGGTAGCTGAAGTTCCTGCCACGTCTCGCCCAGTTCATCGAGGCGGTCGATCAGGGGCGCGGTGTTGGCGCTGGTGTGGTCGTGCGCTGCCATGTCAGGTATCCTCGATGGTCAATAGTTCGAGAATGCAGACCCCGGCGGCGTAGTCAGCATCGACAGCGGCCACCATGCACGGCTGCTGCTCGTACCCACGGAGCGTGTTGCTGGTCCGCCCCTGTGCAGGGAGGGTCACGTCGACGATGTCGCCAGAGCACATCTGAGCCCAGTCCAGCCGCAGCGGGAGCGTCAGGCGCTCGGGGACTCTGAAGGCCCAGGGGCTCATGCGATCGATGGCGTCTTGGCGCATTGATGGCCCGGCGGTGGTGTCGTAGATCCGGTCGCTGAGGTCGAGCGGCGTGGACGCGATCGACATCGGTAGCGAGTCCGCCAGCGTGTTCCGCGATGCCGTCAGGCCCTTGCTGGCCCCTGTCGCGTGGCCAAGCCGTGTCGCGGCGTCGTTGCGAGCGTACTCCGCGGGCACCGACGGATCCCAGTCCACCAGCGACCACGGGCCCATCAGGTCAGCCTCGGTGATCGTCCTCCCCGAATGCACCAAAGGGCTGAACGGGTCCTGTGCGTAGCGCGCGGTAAGCTGCCCCTGTCGCAGCACCGGCCATATGCCGGCCTTGCTCAGGAGCGTTGTGAGCCACGACCACCCGTTGCTCTGGGACTCCTCCTCGAGAACCTCCCACGAGTAGGCGCCAGCCGCCGCCTGTAGAGCCAGCTCCCACACCTCGATGTTGCTGGTATCTACCAGCTCCTGCGGAAGGCGGATGCTCCATGGGTCTGGCAGTAGATCCCAGACCGAGCCGCCCCCGTTGCCGCTCACCAGCAGCTTGCGGAGGATGTCAAGCGGGTGGCCGTACAGGTAGGCGACGCTGGAGACGCTGTCGCCGATGACCGCCGCCGTCTGTGCGGTGTTGAAGACGTCGGAACCCGACGGGTTGAGCTGCAGGTCGGAGCCCGAGACGCCATCCCATTTCAGGTAGAAAGGCTCACCCGTCGTCGGGGTCACCTTCACGACCCCGACGCCGCTGTTCTGGCGGTAGAAGTTGGCGATCCCCGAGACCGTGATGACAGCGTCGCCCGGTGTGTAGTTCGCCGTCAGCGCGCCCCCGCCGCCCGCGGAGTGGAACAGTTCCACCTCGGTGTAGGTGTCGGGGATGCGTGTCTGCAGCATCGCTCCGGCGTCGCTGAACGTCGCCATGTGCTGCACGCCGCGTTCCAGGCCTGTGCTCGTGCAGGCCTGGAACCGCCCAACCGCGATGCATTGAAACTTGGACACGTCCCAGCCGACGAAGCCCATTTCGAGTGAGCAGATCGCGCCGCGGGGGCAGTGCTTCCGGAACGTGCTGATGTCGCCCACCAGCTCGACAGCCCACTGTCCGATGCTCACCCGCCAGGTGATCGGCCCGACGCGGGTGCCCTGGACCCGGATCCGCTGACCGATGAGCAACAGGGCGCTGCCACTGGCTGACGGCGGCGCGTAGCCCGGCGCGCTGGCGATCGTGAGCGCCCGGCCCGGCGGGGTGCTGCCCAGCCGGAACCCGGTGGAGCCGTACCCACCGTGCACGAGCAGGCGGTACACCGGGTTCCGTGACTGCATCGCGAGTGCGGTGGTGAACTGGGCAGACCACGCCATCAGAAGCGCCGCTGGTAGTACTCGGTGGCGCCGAGTTGCCCATGCACATTCTCGACATGGCTGACCGATTTGATGGCGGACTGCGCCTGGGGGCCCGGGAAAGCCTGACCCGACGCCGCGGCGATGGTTTCCCAGTCCTCGATCAGCGTCACGTCCAGGGTGTGGTTGAGCCGTCGGTGGGAGATGACGATCGGCGCCTGAGCCAGCCCGGCCACCTGCTGCTCAGGGAGCTTGAGCGCCGGGAAGAAGTCGAGCCAGCGCACCAGAACCGGCGACTGCTCCATGGTGTAGACCGCGCCCTCACCGAGGGTGATCTGGGCGCCGCTCAGGCCCCAGCTCGACAGCGTGTGCTCCTCGTACAGGCCCTCCGGATGAGCGCTGTGGATGGCGATGTCAGCGGTCGTGGGCGGGTTCGCCGAGGCCCAGGCCGACCAGGCGTTGCCGGCGGGTATGGATAGCGTCGTCGCGCCGCGCGCCACCGGGGTGGCCGCTGTGTCAATGAAGCCGCCCCAGGCCCGCGCGGTGTCGCGGGTGAAGCCCACCCAGCCGCCCCGCTCCAGGTGGGCGCTCATGTTCCGGAGCTTGCGCACCAGGGCGTCGTCTGTGAACCGGTCCACCGTGATGCGGACCATGAGGCGCATTCCACCCGCGTCGCGGTACAACCCACCGGCTCGGCTGACAGCGTCGGAGACAACCCGGACCTGCCCCACGATGAGGTTCGACAGGCGCAGGATCCCCAGGTCGATCACCTCCAGGGTGCCGTGGGCGTCTGGGTAGTAGTAGAAGGCTGGGTTGCCCATCAGCCCGCCCCGGTGTTGAAGACGGGGCGAGGCATGGCGTGGCCGAAAGCTCCCTGGCGGCGTTGGAGCTTCTGCTCGATGCGGTCGATCGCTGTGCCGTCGAAGTACTCGGAGTGCAGGTGAATGTCTCCGCCGCTGCCGAGCCCGTTCCCCGAGGCTGCAGCCACCGACTGCGCCATCTGCATGCGCCGCAGGGAGGAAATCGCCGGGTCGTTGAAGTGTGCGGCGCGGGCGTTGGCAAGGCTGAACTGGAGGCCCCGCACCGTCCGTGCTGAGCTGGTGCCCGAGCCGCCACTGAGTCCCTCACGGAAAGCGTCCTGGTTCTCCTCTGCGGTCCCGCCGCCGAGTACGGCTGTGGAATACTGGTCCTGCTCTGCCTCCACCTGCGCATCGGTGGACGAGCCAGACGGCCCCTTGGGGTCCCGGCCAAGCCACTGATTGAGGAGGTCGCCGATCATCCCCGCGAACGCCTCGATGAGCGCTGGAATCACCTTGAGCGTGGCCTCGGGCAGCCCCTGGTGAGAGAAGATCACCGCCTCCTTCAGGATCTCAGGGAGCGCCTCGATGATGGCGACCGGAACCCGGGTGGCTGTCGTTTCGATGATGCGGCCCAGGTCCTCCGACAGGAAGTCGGGCAGGGCTTTGACCCCGTCTACCAGAGCCTTGTCTGACGCCAGGATGTTCGCGGTGATCTGTGATGTGCCGTCCTCCGTCTTCTGGCTCAGCATGTCCAACGCACCGAGCATGGCGGCGACGAGCTGACCCCACGGGCCGGTAGCCGCCGCGGTGCTTTGCGCCGCTCCGAGAGGGTCGCTCCCCGCGCTGGTCCCAAAGTTGACAGCCCCGGCCGCTGTGGATACCGCCCCTTCACCGATGGTGATCCCCTGACTCTGTGCCCACGAGACTAACCGGCGCACCTCCTCAACGGCGTCGGTGACGTCAGCGGTGATGTCGACCTCCACTGTGGACGCCGCGTCCAGCACCTCCAGTGCTCGGGTGTACTCCTCGGCAGAGAGGGCGCCCTGCCGGAACGCCGCCTCGACCTCCATCTGCATCAGGCGTAGCTTCTCGGACTTCGTCACGCCCAGACCGAGCGAGTCCGCCATGCGGTCCAGCTCCTCGCGGAGCTTGGAATATGGGTCCTTCAACTGGCGCGCCTCACCGCCGAGCAAACCCATCTCGTCTGCGGCGCCCTGCAGGCGTGATGCGAGGTCGTCGACGGTCTCAGCCACCGCAGATATCGCGGTGGTCGTCACCCGAGACGCGCCGGCTATGTCCAGCAGATCCTGCCGGTACGCATCTCGCTGCGCCCCCGTCGTCTCAATTTCCTGCCCCAGGTTTCCCTGTCGCCGCTGGAGATTCTCAAGTTCCTTATTGAGAGCGGTGAGCGCCCGCCTCTGTTGAGCGATCTCGCCGCTCTGGTTCGCCCCAGTGATAGCCTGGTTCAAGCTCCCTACCGCATCAGCATTCTCGCGCATAGCGGCCGCTGAAGTGTGATTCGCGCGGGCCTGGCGCTGCAACGCATCGACGGTCTGCCCGCGCGTTGCAATCTCTTTTTCCTTCTTCGCAATAAGATTGGATAGCTCGTCTCCTTCTTTTCGGAGGGCATCAAACTGATCCTCAAAGGCGCGCGTTGCTCGGCGGCTTGCAGACTCAGCGTCGAACTCAGCCTGGGTCAGCTCCCCCCGGGCGCGTGCCGCCTCCAGCTCGGTGTCGGCCAGCATGGCGTGGACTTGCATCATCTTCGACGCCTGTTCTGCCGCCCTGCGCTGGGCCTCTGCCGCATCGTCGATCTTTTTCTTGAGCAGGGCGTAGGTGCCGGCGAGCGCCCCGACGGCGACAGCCACCGGTCCCAGTACACGAGCTACCTGGGCGCCACTGCGCAGGATTGCCTCTGTCGCCGCGAACACGTCGCCCAGCGCTGTCGCCGCTGCGCCGGCCTCCGGACTCAGCGCCCCCAGCGCACCACCCAGCCCGAGTACTATGCTGTCTGCGTCGCCAGCCTTGTCCCCCAGATCCTTTGTCTGATCGGCCACCTTCTTGACGCTGTCGCCCGCCTTCTTTGCTGGGCCTGGTGTTCGCTTGAGCGCCCTCTCAAGCGTTTCCGCCATGCGATCAGACGCCGCGGTCGCCCGCTTCGCCTCAATAGCGATACGCTCCAGCGCCCCCTCCAGCTTCTTGAGTTCCAGCTCCTTCCGGGCCAGTTCCTCGGCCGCACGGGAGGTCTTGGACAGCACCGGGGAGGCGCTATCCTTGAGCTCCAGGACCATGCGGACGACGTCAGACATTAAGACCTCGACATCAGGGCTGCGATGAGGGAGGCGACGGTGCCGCCGATGCCGCCGCCACGACCAGCCTGTTCGACCATCGAGCCGCGGTGTTCACGGCCGGTGAGCCAGCAGCGGATGTTCAGAGCGAGATCGAACGGGCTCATGTCGAGCAGCGCGGAAGGGGGAAGGGAGTAGGCGCGGCCGAGGCTATCCATCATCAGGAGTTGATCCGGGCCGAAATGAGGCCAGCGCCTCGGCCAGCCCCTCCTCGGAGCCAGAGTGCTCCTGAATCTCGGTGGCGAGTCTCGCGCGCCAGGGCTCGGGTAGGTCGCAGATGTTGAGCACCGCGCCATCCTCAGACGAGTCCTTGTCCCGTGACACCTCCACCGGCTCCCACTCCTCGCCGGCCTGCGGGTCGCGGCCGGCGACCACCCCAGCGCACACGAGGGCGTCCTGCGCGTTCGCGCGGCGGACCCTGGCGGTGTCCGGGAGGCTGCCGAGTCGCTGCAGCAGCTCCGCGGCCTTGCCCTGGAAGTCGGGCGTCTGACCGCTCTTGGCGGCGCCCATCATCTCGGTGAAGTCCTCGACGGTGAGCAAGGCGAGCAGGTGTCCGTGGCCGTTCACCGCGAGGTCACGCGAGCGTACGCGGCGGATCCGCCACTCCATCGGGCCGGTCTCGACCACCTTGTACGCCTTCTCGGCGAGAGCTCGGAGGGCACCGGCCATCAGTTCGCGGTCCCGCTGGAGGTCTCATTGACCACGGCGATCTTGAGGCCCAGGTCGGTGCCGTCGCTCTGGCACATCCACCGCAGGCGCTGGCGGATGATGCCGGCGCCGCCGACGGGGTCGGATGCCTCGTTCAGATAGGCGTTGTGCCCGGTGAAGGTCATCGTGCGGGTGCCGCTGGTGAAGGTGATCGCGACGTCGCCCTCGGTGCCGGCGAGCTGCGCGGCGAGCAGGGTGTCGTTCTGGTTGCTGACAGCCTCCACCGTGGCCTCGATGGAGATCGTGGAGTACCCGCCGCGGTTCGGCTCCTGGGTGTTCAGCGACCCCAGCTTCGGGCGCCGCTCCAGGTTGTTGTTCAGGACGACACGGAAGCTGATCAGGTCGTAGCTGTTGCCGTCGAAGCTGAGCTGACCGGCGTGCGAGTGCAGCACCACGGTCTCGGTAGCGCCCACCGCCGGGGAGCCGGCGGCGCCGCGTGCTGCGGACGCCTCGGCCACCAGGTCCAGATCGAGGAACATCACCTGGCCGGTCTCGATACCGAACGTGGCGGTGTTGATCTGGATGCCCTCGAAGGTCTCCGAGTTGGTGGAGTTCCCCCGGATCAGCTCCATGGTCAGCGACGGGAGCGCGTTGGCGAGCGTGTAGTCGTGGGTGTAGGTCGGCCCACCGCCACCGCCATCCGACAGCGAGCCGAGTGCTGCCTTGAGCAGCAGGCCGATGTTGTCGTAGGTGACGACCAGCCGCAGCGCGCCGCCGCTCTCGCTGGAGACGTCGTGCTTCCGGCGGGAGACGGTGCCCCCGTCGTACAGGTCAGGCACAGCCTGTCGCTGTACGCGGGTCTGGAGGGAGCCCGACACCAGCGGCCGCCAATTGCTGCTGCCGTCGATGGTCTCCGCGGTGCCGTAGGTGGCCTCGGCTTCGAAGCCGATGTAGGTGCCGCGTCCGGTTGCAGAAATGGCCATGTTCGCCTCGCTCAGTCAGCAGGGGTCCGAACCTTGATCAGGTGTCGGGGTTCGTGTTGCTGCCCGAGCGACGTTCGGATCGTCGTCTCGAGCGTGTAGTTCTCGCCCGCGGTGCCGGCGGCGATCTGGGCGCGCAGGTAGCGCCGGCCGCCGTGCTCGATGATGCGGGTCTTCGTCTCGTCGTACATGCCGGGCTGGTCGACAGCGCCGTCGGTGACCTTCACCTGCGCCCACTGCAGCTCCTCGTACAGGAAGCTGCCGTTGCCCTTCGTGGACCGACCGGCCAGGATGCCGTCGAGCGCGATGTAGACGAAGATCGTCTCGTTGGCGGTCTTGTGGATGTTCTGCGACGGCGACGTGGTCCCCGGGGCTTCGCGCCGCGCATCGACGACGGTGCCGATGGGTACACCCAGCTCGATGGTGCCCAGCTTCGGCGACAGGATCGTCGGGCTCGTCGCGGCGTCCGAGGCTCCCACTCGGCCCCAGTAGATGAACGCCTGGCAGGTCGCGTCCGAGGAGCCCGGCGCCCAAGCGTCGATCTCGAAGACGGCGGACTTGTTCGGGTGGTCCCAGGTCGTGCGCTTGAAGGTGAGCGCGGTGACACCGTCGGCGGCGACCAGGCGCACGTCGAACCCTGTCGAGAGGACGGTGTCCCAGAACTCGTCCCAGGTGTCCGGGATCGTCACGGATGCGTCGATGGGCGTCGCGCCTCCGGTGTTGTCCACCGCGATGGGTGCGCGGAAGTTCCAGGTGGAGTCGAGCCAGCTCATGCCGCCCTCACTTCCTGGTAGTGGCAGGTCACCGTTCCCAGGACAGCGCCGAAGCCGGCGGGGAGCTGCAGGGCGGCGCCACTCAGGACGTCGTAGTCGAAGCTGAGCCCGTGCAGCAGGCTCCCCAGCTTCGTGGCGACGCCCATCGACGTCTCCAGGGCGAGTTCGATGTCGTCAGCCAGGTCGCAGGCGCGCAGGAGAGCCTCGCCGCCGGGCGCCGTCGTCGCCTTCACCAGTCCGGTGATCTGCACCGTCAGGGTCCGACCATAGCTGTTGAGCTGCACCTGCCCGGGTGTCTCGTTGGAGGGCCGGCCGATCGGGGTGATCAGGACGTGCGCCTCGGCGCCGCTCGGCGGCATCAGGCTTTCGCCGATGTCCACCCGCGGTGTGCTGCTCACGGTCCGGAGGTCGAAGTCGTAGCTGGCGCCACCGTCCACGCGGTCGCGCAGTTCGTCGCGGATCATCTCCAGGATGTCGCGCAGCCTGCTACCCACCAGCCACCTCCGTCTGCAGCACGTCGCGCAGCTCAGCGGGGAGGCGCTGGGTGGCGGACCGCAGCCCGTCGCGCAGGTAGTGCTTGCCCGTGATGGTCACCTGCTCCTTGAGGATGTAGTACAGCTCCCCGGTCTCCTTGTGGACCAGCCGGGGCTTGCCGCGGGGGATGAACTGCAGGTCTGGGACGTGGCGGGCGCTGGGGTAGCGCTGGACGCCTGCGGCCGTGGACAGGGCATCATGGACCGGGATGGCGAGGTAGCGGCCCCGCTTCGGCCGGATGGTGCCGCCCTCCTCCTGGATCCCCGCATAGGCCACGTCAGCGCCCCCGGTGCGCCCACCGGCAGACAGCACCACGGCCAGGCCGCCAGGGCGCGGCTCGACCTTCCCCGCGATGCTGTTCCGCAAGCGCCCCGAGCGAACCCGGAGGCGCTGGGTGGCATTGATCTTGGCGCCCGCTTCGGCGCGCAGGGCGGTCTTGATGGCGACGCGCCGCAACGCGAGTGCCAGGCGACCAGCGCCGAGAGCGCGCAGGCGGACAGAGAGCTGATGGACGGTATCAGGCACAGCAGCCACCCATCAGGACGAAGGGCTGCAGGGCCTCGCGCACGCTGGGCAGGAGCGACAGGGCGCGGAGCTGTACCGAGGTGCCGCGCTGCGATGTTGACCGCACGCCGACGGTGCCCCGGTTCTTCCACCAGCCCGCCACCTGCAGTCCGCAGGCGTGCTTAATGGCGGCCGGGATCGAGGTCCAGCCGGCGACGATCACCGCCTTGTTCGCCCGCGGCCCGGTGGCCCAGGCGCTGCTTGCTGCGCTGGTCAGCTCGACCAGGCCTTCAGCGCCGAACAGCGTGTAGTCACCGGAGTCTACCAGAGCATCGGTGCCGTAGTCTCGGATCGCGTCGGCGTGGATGCTGGTGATGGAGACGACCGGGTAGACACCCAGGTCGAGGATGCGCGGGTCCTGGGAGTCAGGACCGTCGATATACAGGGTGTATGTCGAGTCCTCGAGTGTCCTCGAGGCGCCGACCACTCCACCCGGCGCATCCGGGAACCGCAGGTGCTCGGCCGCCAGCGCATCGAACCGCGCGATCAGCGTGTCGAGGGTCGTGTCTTCGGCATCCCCCGCCAGGGCAGGCAGGTACACCTGGACCTCGTCGGCAGTCATCAGAGCCATATGACCACCTCCGGAGCTGGGCGTAGAGCGCGCGGTGCGCGTACGGAGCAGAGGGCGCTGTAGCTATGGCTGTCGGCCATGAGCGCCCCTCCCCCATCACGCCGCCCGGTAGCGCTCGAGCTTGAGCTCACAGGAGCCCGAGACGACCACGCCAGATCCGGCTTTGGTGGCCTTGAAGACGACGTAGTCGCCGCTCTGGATCTCCAGGCTCCCCGACAGGGCCAGGGTGATCTCGGTACCCTCGGTGAGGTCGCCGGTGTCGCCGGTGGTGGTCTGCTCGGAGGCCACCTCGGTGCCCGCGATCTCCAGGGAGAGATCAACGTAGTTGGAGTCGTGCGCGGTGAGGTCCACGGTCGGGCAGAACGTGGCAGAGGAGATCATCGCGGAGTCGTCGCGGCTCCATGTGAGCCCGCTCTTGACGCTCGTGGCGGCGATGGCCTCGGGCAGTTGTAGGGACCTGGTCTCGATGCTCATGGTGACAGCCTCAGAGGTTGTAGCCGTGGACCACGTTCACCGTGGTGGCGGGGTCCAGCGTCCAGAATATCTCCCGACGAGACGCCACGAGGTTGTGGATGCCGCGGGTGATGTCCTTGTCGGCTTCAGCCATGAATCCGCGCCGGACGCCGTACTCGAACTGGTTCCGGTTGAACGTCAGGGTCTGACCCTGGGTGGTCGTCGCGTTGTCAAAGATACCGGTCGCGTTCGTGTCGCTGGTCAGCAGGAACGGGGTCACCACCCGGAGGCCGGCGACGCGCGCGACCTCGCCGGTCACCACGGCCGCGTTCGGGCCGTACTTGTCGACCGTGGCCACCTGGTCGATGTTGAGCAGGTCGCTGATGTACTCATCCCACGAGATGGCCAGGATGAGATCGCCGTCCATCCCCTGGGCGGGCGCGAGCATCCCGCGCATCTGGAGGATCTTCGCGTAGGTGAGCGAGTCGCTCAGGTCGAGCTGTGCGGTGGCGCCGATGTCCATGGCGCGGTGCCGGAGGCCGATCCAGGCGCGGCGGCAGTCCACCCCAGAGCCCAGCCCGCCGGAGGCCAGTACCCCCCGGGGGTTCCAACTGGTGATACCGGTATCCCCGTGGGTCGCCGCAGTGTCGCCGTTGATAGTCGCGTTCTCACGAGCGATCGCCATGGCTCCAGCGGCCCGAGCTATCACCGTCGCCTTGGAGTCGATGAGGGAGTCCTCGTCGGCGTCCGAGTCGATGACGGTGCGGGTGCCGTACCTCACCGCGGTGCGTGACCGGTCGGAGGTGCTCATCTGGGATGAGCGGAACTGATCCGGGTCGTCGTTGAGCGCCTCTCCCATGATGTACGCCGTCAATCCGCCCGCCTGGAGCAGGGGGTTCACCACGGTCTTCGAAGACATCCCGGCAGAGCGGAAGAGGTTGGTGAAGCCGCGCGACAGCTTTAGCTCCAGCGCGACGATCAGCTCCGGCAGCCGCACCTCTGTGGGGATGAACTCCCCACCGGAGCCGTCCACCGAGTTGAAGATGCGCTGCTTGATGCCGTCCGGTGCCGCCTTGAGCAGCCGGTTGAGCCGGGCCACCGACCTGGGAGCCAGCGCGCGGACGATGCGGGGGTCGCGGACGTCGCGGGGGTCGCGGCTGCGAACCAGGGCGACGAACGCGCAGTCGGAGGCCGCGCCCTTCACCGCGGAGTGCCAGGCGCCATGATCGGTGGTGTCATCCAGCAGGCCAGACTCCCACCCGCCGCCGTCCTGGGCGCGCACCTCGCCGCTGTACATCCGCACGGTGGGCGTACCGTCGGCAGCCTTCGTGCTGTACATGCCGACCATCTCTGACTCGGAGCCGCTGGGCGCGCGGCCGGTCAGAGCGTTGCTTTCGCGGATGGCGCGAAGCTCTTCAGCAGAGCGCTCAGCGAGCTTCTTGAGCTCTGCCTTGCTGTCGCCCAGCTCCTTGATGCGCTGCCGCGCGTCGTTGATCTCGGCGATGGCCTTGTTTACCTTATCCTGCATCTGCGCCTGGGTGTCCCCGGCAACGATGGGCTGGATCTGATCTTCGTCCATGGCCTTCACCTCATACGGGTCTCACGACTCACAGTAGAGGCATACACGATTGACAGAATGTCGTCAACAGGCTTCAGTGACGACAGAGTGTCACCAGAGCCAGGCGCGCTCCTCCTCCGGAGCCTGCAGCCAGCTCATGTCGAGGGGCGGCACGGGGGGCGCGGAGTGCCGGACACCCAGCATCGAGCGGCCGATCGCCACCGCTTCACCGTTGCCGGGCACCGTCACCGCGGATGCTTCCAGCAGGACGAGGTCATCGAAGATCGTGCCGCGCTTGCTGAACAGCGGATCATCCTCGTCCAGCGAGTAGCGCCGGGTGTACTTGCCTGGCAGGAAGCCGACCGAGACCGCCCCCAGGAAGCCGCGGCGGTATTGGCTCGCCACCTTCTGTGCGAATTCGTGCTCGGGGTCGTCATCAAAGATGAGGGTTCCTTTGAGAGAGCGACTCTCGCCGGCCCCGCTGACCGCCACGTCCGTCCACTTCCCCACCGGTAGGCCCCAGTAGTTGTGCATCCAGGGGCAGACTGGCGCCTTCATGAAGTTCGTGACATCCCAGTTTTGGAGCAGGATGTCCTTGTAGCGGTCGGAACTGGCTGTGCTCATCACGAACCGCATCCCGCCTTCGGCCTGCTCACCATCAGCGGCTCGCGTCATGGCGGCCTGGTACCCCAGCGCCTGTGGCGCGATGCCTGCGGCGCGGGCGATGGCGTCGAGCACGTCAGCGTCGCCAGTGGTAGGGAGGTGCTCCCCTTCCAGCAGCGCACGAACGGCCCCAGCGTCAGCGCCGGACTCTGCCTGTAGGCGCTCGACCTCGCGGTCCTGGCCGATGTCGGCATGGCGAACCAGCGCGAGCAGGGTGTCACCCGGGGTCCCGATGAGCTGTGCGTACATGACTCTCTCCTCAGTCCACAACCGGCAGCACGGTGCACCGGCAGTTGATGTCCTCGCTGGGGATACCGAACCCCCCGGGGTGGGTGGCCTTGCGACCAGACGGTGAGACGAACCGCTCACCGACGGCGACCTCCTGACCGTCCATCTCCCGATGGCTCTCACGAACCGCAGCGTCGCGGGCCGACAACCACTGGCGCTTGACGATGATCCCCTCTTCGGCGGCGGCCTGCAGCGCAAAGTCGGTACCGCCGGACACCGCGCGGGTCGTCTCGGTGCGGGCGATCATGAGGGCTCGCGATGGGCCGAATGCTGGGGACTCCATCAGCCCCTCCTGAATCTCGGCGATCGTGGCCCCGTTCTCCAAGCCGTCAGTGACGATGCGGCGCACCTGGGCGCGCGTGGTCTGCCCGACGCGGGTGACGAGCTCGCCTACCTGTTGGTCGAGCGGCGACAGCGTGGGGCTCCACTTCGACGCGGCCCCCACCTCACGGATCGCCCACCGGAAGGCTCGAGCCATCGCGCGGCCGATGCTGGGCGACGACGCGCTACCCATGGCTGCGTCCTCGAACACCGTGGCGAACAGCTCGGACCACTCCATCAAAGACAGGTTCCGGCGGATCGCCTTACCCTCGCCTCCATCCAAGATGCGCTCGAGCCGATCGGCGTACCGCTGGCGGGCGTCGCGCAGGTAGCGCCGACAGGCGATCGCCAGCTTCAGCTCCGACGGGGCGTGCTTCGTCCTGATGAACGCGCGCCACAGCGCGGCGCGCCCCCGCTCGGTAGTCGGCAGTGCCCGCACCAACAGGCTCGACTTGCGGCCGACAGCCAGCATCACGCCCCCGGTGCGAGCCAGCCCATGTCGGCCACCGGCTCGCGCTTGCCACCTTCGACCAGCCGCAGCCCGCGCTCCTGCCACCCGCCGTCCAGCGCAGCGATCAGCTCATGCCGCATGGTGTCGTCCAGGGGCTCACCGCTGCGGAGGATGTCCAGCGCCAGGCCGCGCGCGGCGTCCTGCTTCTCGTCCACGTCGTCGCGGACCTTGTCGGCGAGCTCATCGAAGCCCTCAGCGCGGTAGGCGTCGGCGGCGCTCAAGCCGTTGAAGGTGTGGAGCTGCACGCGCTGGAGGCGCTCAGACCGCTGCGCCTGGAGCGCCTCGACGCCGGAGAAGTCGAAGTAGACCACCGCCGACGGATCCCAGCGGCGCGCCAGGCGGGTCAGCTCCCCAGCGATCAGCGCGGCCAGCCCCTGTAGGTGCTCCCAGTAGGTCTTCATCTGCTGCGCCTGCGTGGCGTAGTTCGCCGTGGGCAGCCCGACGCGGGAGGGTGGAACGTGGAAGGCGGCCAGGATGGTCTCGCGGGAGAGCTCAGCCTGCTTCGGGGCCTCCATGTCGCGAGGACTCCAGCCCAGGGTCTCGATGTCGAGCAGGGCGTTGAGCACCATGATGCCGCCGTGGCTGTCGCCTGCGGCCTTTTCCACGGCGCGCTTGACCTCCTTGACCTTCTTCGGATTCCAGGTGGTCACCGCCTTGTCCGGCCCGACGGCGGGCTTGACCACCGCAGCGGGTCGCCCGTGGCGCGCAGCTTGAGCCGTGAGCTTCTGGAACGCCAGGTCAGCGGTCAGAGTCTCGTTCAGCGCCCGGATCGCGCCCTGCCCGTACACGCTGCTCGGGTCGTCCTCCCAGCTGGGGCGGCGCGGGCACAGCACGTCATCGTAGCGGTACGGCTGGGGCTCGCCGCCGCCGTGGTTGTAGACGTAGACGTCGGGCTCGCCGGCGGGCGTCGGCTTGATGGTCGTGCGCTGGGGGTGCAGCCGCACCACAGACGCCGGGTCGCCCCGGTGGTCCACCAGCACCAGGCACGGAGCCCAGCCCGTCAGCGACAGGTCGGTGATCCACTGGTGCATGAACACCAGCCCGCTCGTCCGCTCTGACGGGCGCGCCATCAGGTCGAGCACGGGGTGGTTGTCCTGCCGCTCGCCGCCCACCTTCACCCGCAGCGGCAGGCCACCCAGGTCGGTGCACAGCGCCTCGACGCACGCCACCACCCACGGGAAGGCCCCGTAGGCAGACATAGACCGCGCGACGCTGAACGAAGGCGCAGTCCCCATCGGGCCCGTGCTCACGTAGTCCGAGCCTGCGATGTGCTCCTGCGGGTTCTCCACAGGGATCAGCGCACGCAGTAGGGGCGTGGCGCGGACCATGCGGACGAACAGGGACGGGCGGACAGTGAGAGCGGTGCTCATGGCCCGATGATAACGCAGGCCGCTACGAATTGTAGATATCGACCACCCTGAGTCCCACTACACCCCCAATCGCTGCAGCCCGAACACCATGTACCGGAGCGCATCGACCGCGTGGTCATCCTGCTTGATCGGCTTCGGCTTACCGTCCGCCGTCCTCTGCTTCCACCGGTAGTTCCCGATCTCCCTGATGAGCTTCGGGCACGACCGGAACACGTACAGCCTTGGCCGTCCGTCGCCCTGCGCCACCAGCCGTCCGGCCACCGCCTCGATGCCTGGCAGCACGTCCTTGATCGCCATCTGCGTGTGGAGGTCGTAGTCCTGATGCAGCGTTCGCCGGTTTTCCACGTTCTCAGGGTCAGCCCACCGCACCTCGGGCTCTGGCTCTCGCCGGCCCGGCCAGTCTGAGCCCTTGCAGGCGGGGCACTTCTCGGCGCGCTCAGCAGCCCCTTCCCACCAGCTCTCGGCCTTCTCCATCGGCCCGAAGCCGTCGGCGTCCCAGCAGCGCGGGCACGCCTCGGCCTCCATGATGGCCTCCGCGTGCTGCCCGATGAGCCAGCGCGCCCGATAGTGCTCCCGGTAGATGAACAGGCGCCCATCTGGATCCAGCGCGCCCCAGAGCACCGCCGTCGGGTTGGTGTACCCGAAGTCGATCGCCTGGTAGCGGTCCCAGCTCTGCGGGATGTCGAACGGGCTGATGACGTGGATGTCCCGGCGCCAGTCCGGATACACCAGCCCCTCCAGTGCCACGAATTCACCGCGGCTTCGCGCCGCGCGCTGGCGGCTGCCGTACTTCGACAACAGCGCCTCCATGTACTCCCTGGGGATGTGCGGGTTATCGGCGGAGTGCAGGGCGTAGACCACCGAGCCGGACTCGGGCTTGTCTACGAAGCGCTCCCACACCCAGGTCTGCCCCTTGAGTGGGGTCATAGTGAAGAGCGCCCGGCCAGACCGATCCACGAGGCGCATGCGGGCCTCGTCCACCACGGCCTCGTCGTGCTCCTCGTCGGCCCAGAACAGGTCCCAGTTGTCGCCCTGGAAGGCTCGCCGGCCCTGGTCGTTGGACTTGAACAGCAACAGCCCGCCGCCCGGCAGGTGGGCCGACGCCTCACCGTGCCCCTGCTGGTTCTTCCACTTCGTGCCCGGCGGCAGGTACTTCTCCACCTTCTTGCGCTGCACCCGAATGCTGTCGTTGCCGGTCAGCGACGAGCAGCACACGCGGCCGGGCCCATCTGGCAGCTCGCTGATGTCGAGGCGGTTGAGCCTCGCCCATATCTGCACCGCCAGGCTCTGCTTCCCCTCGGCGGACGCCACGGCTATCTGCGCGCCCTCCTCCGTCTTCCCCGAGCGGTTCCCTCCCAGGACGATGCCTATCAGGATGCCTGGTCCGAGCACCGCCTGGGCTGCCCGCCGCTGGCTGGTCTGCGGCGGCTCTCGGTGCCACAGCCGGGCCCTGGTCAGCGGGTGTGCACCGACAGCGAGGGCCGCCTGGCCCCGCAGGCTACTCGGGGGCCTCACCGCGGATCTCCATCTCGAGTCCGAGCAGCTCGGCGGCCACCGGCGCCAGCTCCATGATCTGCTTCGCCCACGCCTCCGGGTCCTCGATGGTCTGCACCGCCTTGATGGTGGCCTCTATGATCCGCTTCTCGCTCCACTCCTCCGGGTAGCGACAGGCCAGGATGTGGGCGTTAGCGCGCCAGTCCTTGTCTCCTGCCTTCCTGATGGCCTTAACCATCGCGACCTTGCCCCTCGCGCGTGCGCGATTGAGCCGGTCGCAGAAGTCGCTATACTCCCCAGACTTCGCCCCCTCACCCCTCTCAATCCACCGGTACAGGGTGGCCCGGTCGATACTCGCTGCGTCTGCGGCGTCGTCCATAGAACAGCCGCTCCCCAGCGCCTCTTCTATGGCGCTGACTGCCTCCTCAGTCAGCTTCGACGGTCGCCCGGTCCTGGCCATCACCCACCCCACCCAAGCCCAGCCCTCACAGCCCGGCTCACATCCCCCGGCCGCGCCTGCCCTGCGCCCCTTGAGATGAACACGTCCACCTCCCCCAGCTCGGTCACCATCACGTCCACGGTCCCCCCAGCGTTGGCCCACCCCACCAGCACGCCCTTGCCGTCCTCGGTGGGCGCCATGGTCGCCGCCGTCGCGCCTACGCGCTGCACAATCTCCGCAGCCCAGGCCACAGCACCCGGGTCACAGCCCATGCCGCGCAGGATGCCAACCTGGTCCTGGAGCCAGCGGGGGAGGCAGACGGTCACGCCACCTCCTTCTCAGCCGCCAGCGCGGCCAGGGCGTCGCTGAGGGCCTGCCACCTGCACCCCTCCCAGCAGCGCCCGATTGGCGAGCTGCATGACAGGCAGCTCTGATCGCCCTGCTCGTCCTCGTAGATCAGGGTGCCATCCGAGAAGTCTGAGGCGAACGCCTGAGCAGTAGCCGCCACACGCTCCAGTCGCTGGAGGCGCGTCGGTGCCGCCCTGCGCTCCGCTACCATCCGATCCAGCGCATCGCGCAGCTCGGTGATGCCCCTATCCAGCGATAGCAAGGCATCGGGCCCCGGCTTCATGGCGTTGCTCATGCTGCCTCCCTGCGCCACTCATGCCGAGGATCGAGCCCAACCCGCTCCACCGTCCTCCGCTGCACCAGCCCGTTCCGACGCATCCGGCCCAGCGCCTCATCGACCACAGACCCACGCCGCGGGGGGTGCAGCACCCCCCGCTTCCAGCCCGCCCTGACCAGCAGGTTATCCAGCTCGTAGCTGGACACCCAGCCCTGGCCGCGCAACGCCGAGTGAATGCCGGCGATCAGGGCCGCGGGCTTCAGCGCCGCCAGGCGGCTTCGGGGCGTACTGCGAGCTGTCGGCCAGACCTCGCCGAACATCACATGTTGCTTGGAGGTGGTCATGCCTTCCAGGGTGTGGGGAGGTGTGGCCAAAGTGTGGCCAGGATATTCAGCCTTTGAACTACTCTTTTCTTACTGGACACACTGGCCACACTTTTGCCCGGTGGACTGGCTTGGAGTCGTTCTGGTGTGAGCGCGTATTGGATCGTCGTGAGGCGTGTCCGGTGTGTCCACAGTACCCAAAACTGCGTCTGGATCGTCGATTTTGACGGTCACACCTACCGGTCCTGAGGTGTGGCCAGGGTGTGTCCGGTGTGTCCGGTGCGCTCTCATGGCCTCACCCCCTCAGGGTACCAGAGGACCGGGCGGTTAGCGCCTTGACGCTTCCGCTTCTTTGTGCAGCCGAGTCCGGTGAGGATTCCGGCTACACGCATCGAATGGTTCTTCCCCTGTTTGTCCACCTTCAGCTCGCAGGCCGACGTCAATATCTGCGCGACGGTGACCCCGTTCCGATTGGTCGGCCTTGCCAGGAACTCTTTAATCGGATGCTCCCAGGGGTCGACGCGCCGGAACTCGTCTTGCGCCTCCACCAGTAACTTGGAGGAGATGGCATCGAGCCAGTGACGCTCCTTGGAGCGGAACCGGTGGACAGCCTCGGCCCATATCTGGCCCCGGTCTCGCCTGATCGCGGGGAGGTCGATGTCCCCCACCCGCACCGGCCAGAACCGGCGAGCGCCCGTCGGGTCGTTCAGGAACTCCTGCTCATTGGTGGTGCCCACGAAGACGCACTGGCGCCTCACGGTGATCGTGCGCTTCGCGAACGACGGCCGGTAGCGGTCTGCGCGCGAGGAGAGAAACGCCTTAACGCTCGACGCCTCCCGCCGGTTTACTGAGTCCAGCTCGCTCAGTTCGTAGATCCAGACCCCGGGGAGCGCCTGGTATGCGTCCTTGCTGCGCAGGTCCAGCGCTGAGTCAGCGAACCACTCATCGCGGGTCGCCAGCGTCTGGAACGCGGTGCTCTTCAGCGCGCCTTGAGGGCCCACGAGCACGAGCGTCGTATCCACCTTCGTTCCAGGCACTAGGATGCGCGCGACAGCAGAGATACACCAGCGCGTCGATACCTCCGAATTCAGGGGCGTATCTTCAGCTCCAATGTACCGGCTGAGCAATCGGTGGATGCGCTTCTCTCCATCCCACTGAAGCCCCGACAGGTAATCCCTGACGGGATGGTGCCTTTCGTTCTCCGTGACGACGGCCACCGCCTCGCGGACAGCCGACGTCTTGGCCTCCATCCCGTAGTGCTCCTCCATCCAGACCCCGATCCGGGTGTCGTCGGTCTCTCCGAGGGCCTCCCCGTTGCGCTCGTGGTCCTGGGTAAATTCGTTGAGCCGAAGCTGTCCGGCCCACCGGTCGTCATGCGTCAGGACCTTGATGATGTTGCCCGGGCGCCCCTTCGGTGCGCCCTCATCGACCAGCTTCCCGCGTCGATAGGTGTCCTTGTACCGGTTCAGCATCGCCCAGACGCCCGGGCGTGGCCCCGCCTCCGGATCTGTCCCGATCCCCACAAGCAGCTCCAGGTCTTCGCGATTCACAGTAGGCTCCGCTGGCCGCTGGCGGCCGGGTTGGCGCTCGCGCCAGACATCAGCGCCAGCAGGTCAAGCGCCCCGTGCCAACCACATGACTTTTTGTGGTTGCACTCTGCCCCACTCATCCGGCCGGGCTCGATATGGAACCAGACCGAGCGTTTGCCACACTTCGGGCAGACGATTTTGCGGGCCTGACCGTTGGTGATCCGCGCCCGCAGCGCGTGCGCCAGGTTCTCCCGCGGCACCCGGTGCTCCCGCAGCCGCCGCCGGACCTCGCCAGCGCGCTGCCCGCGCGGTACCGCGCACGCCTTCTGCGACTCGCGCCGGTATCTCTCCCTGCGCTCCTGCCGCTCCTCCTCCTCGCGGGCCTTGCGCTCCTGGTCCTCGCGCTCCAGCCGGGCCTCGAAGTCCTCCCAGGACTCGAGCCCGGAGAACGCGCTTATCCGCTGCTTGGTGCCCGGCCCCGTGTCGCGCCCGTGGCACAGCGCCTCGATCCGGCGCGCGTCGACCACGAATGCGGAGGCGATCTCCGCTCCGTTGAAGACCTCCCGGTCGTCGTCGCTGTCACTCCACACGCAGCCCAGCGCGCTCACGGCGAACAGCAGCGCCGTCGGATCCAGGCCCTCGGAGTCGAGGTCGCGCACCACGCACTCGACGAACGTCCAGTCCACCGCCACGGTCACAGCAGCTCCCGGGGGATCCTGACGCTGGCGCTGCCGTTGCTCAGCGCGCCGCCGTTCCAGGCGTGCCAGTACAGGCGCCACAGCAGCGTGACGTCGCCCAGACAGTACTCGGTAACCTCATCCAGCCGTCCGGCCTGCCACGCGATCGGCGCAGTGGCTCCGGTCATGCCCTCGACCTTCCGGCGCTGTAGCGTGTGCATGCCGACGTTGTCCAGACCCCAGCCGCGCACCAGCCGCTTCCACGACGGCCACCGCTTCGTCCACCCGAGTCCCAGCCTCTCAAGCTGCTCGGCAGGAACCCCGTGGGCCAGCAGCGTGCAGAGCGCCATCAGGTCCACATGACGGTTCGGCAGGTGCTTGGACCAGTCCGGCCACCACGCATTAAGCACCGGGACGTCGAACGTCAGCCCGCCCCACGTCAGCAGCCCCTCATAGGTCCCGAGCTGGGCGGCGAACGCCCGACGCCGCGCCTGGCTGGCCCGGTCGGCGTATAAGATCACCGCTCGCGGCGTCGCGGTCCCCGTGGCGCAGACCACCCCGGGCCCGGCCTTCAGCGCCGACGCCATGAACCCCGCGCCGCCCTCCGCAGGGGAGGCCAGCTCGCTGTCCAGCGCGAGCAGGTTCGGGCGACTCACGCTACCCTCCGCGCGCCCGGCATCTCGAACAGCATGGACGGCAGGGTGTCGAGCACCGCAGCCCACCGGACCACCCGGATCCAGGAGCGCTCGATCTCGATGTCGCACCGAGTCCCAGCGGCGCCGATGTGGATCATCGCGCTCCGGCGAGCAGCAGCCAGCACGGTCCCCGTCGATGCGCGACGGAACACCAGAAGGGGCTCGAGGCCCACCGCGTCGGCCTGGTCCTGAGCCTGAGCCCAGAACCCGCGCTTGCTCGGAGTGGACACCAGAGGTCCAGGCACCGGGATGCGCCAGAGCTGCCGCGAGTCGAAGCCGTGGCCGTCCTTGCACTCGATGGCGAACGGGAAGCGGTGCGGCCCGGTGATCGTGAATTCACCCGCACACCCACCCTGTCCGGCCTGCCGATCGGTCTGGTTCCGCATCACGGTCCAGTCCTCGCCGAGCCAGGCGCGCAGGTCGCGGGCGATCCGCTGCTCGAACCGGCGCCCCGCAGCGCGCGGGTTGCGGCTCATGCCACCCCCGGACGGCACACGTCGCCGGGATGGACCAGGGGGCGCCAGTTCCGTTTCATCTCGCCCAACTGGGCGAGAGCGCGGCGACGGTGCTCGACCTGCACCTCGGCCGGCCCAGGGTCGCGGTGAAGATCGCCGTTCTCGGCGTCGTCCAGAAGGCGGCACACCGCCTCGAGACCGTACTGCTCGAGCAACGCTACAGCGAGTCGCTCCGTGAGGGTCATACCGCACCCCGCGCCGTCGGGTTGTCCACCAGCCAGTCACCGATGGCGCGCGGCGCCCACATCCCATGAACGAACCGGTGCGCATTCAGCACCAGTACCGGGAAGTCGCCCGTGCGGCCCAGCTCGGCGATGGCCATGTCGAGGGACTGCCCGCCCACGTTGAGCGGTGTCAGCGCGTGGTTGCCCACAACCAACGGAAGCCCTCGGGGCTCTTCCTGGCCCATCTGCGCGATCTCGGGACCGCCATCGACGCCGAGCCATACGATCTGCCCGCACACACTCCAGGCCCGCCGGATGATCTTGTACATGGCCTCCTGGTACGTAAGTCCCGGGTGGTCCAAGAAGACCTGGATCGCCAGCAGCGCGACAGCGCGCACCATGCGGCCCTTTATCGGTAGCTCGAGGTGGTCCCCGAGAGGGGGAGGGAGGAGCGGATGGAGGTTCATACGGCCTCCCCGGGTTTAGTGGTAGTGGCCAGGGCCAGGGCTCGCGCCGGAGTCAGCAGCCCATGCCGAGCTAAGGCGACGTCTTGGACATCCACCCCGAGACTGTCGGCCACCTCGGACCACCAGCACGCAGAGGGGCAAGTCGCGGCCGATACCCACTGGTAGACCGCCTGTTTGGAGCCCAGGAAGCCCCGGGCGACCATATCCCGGTGAAAATCGGCGACGGTGCGCCCTTGCAACTGGAGCCGGGCAGAGATCAGAGTGTGAACGAGCATAAACGGATACTACCCGGCCGCGCACCCCCCGTCAAGGAGGGCCTTTTTAAAGCTATCCATTGACGGACCGGAGTTCGACCCATA